GGTTTTTCCAATGGTGCGAGGTTTTGAGAAAGAGGGGTGATGGATATGGCGAGAAAAAAAGAGTCGATCAAGAATCAAGTTGTCTCAGATATGAAGAAATTAGGGACGTACAAGGTTGAGTATCGGGACATTATCAATACCTACGTGAATATGATCCACGAATACGAAGTTTTATCTGAAAAGCATGAAGAATCCGGCTTTAAGTTAGAAGAAGAGTATACAAATAAAGCTGGGGCTACAAACATGCGAAAGACTAATATTCTTGGCCGCATCGAAAAGTTGGAATTGTCTATGGCTCAATATTCAGATCGCCTTTGTTTGAATCCCAAAGCATTAGAAAATGTCACCGCAGACAAAGAAACGAAATCCAAATTAGCTAGTGTGTTGAGTAAGATTGAGTAAAAAACATAAAAACTTCGATATTGTAATGGATTATTCACATTCTGTTGTCGAAGGGACGAAGATAGCTAATAAAGAAACTATTCAAATGTGTCAACGTTATCTGGATGACTTGGAAAACGATGAGTATACCTTCGATCCAAAAGATGCGGATTTTGTCATTCAGATAATCGAAAAGACATTCGTTCATGACAAAGGGGAGAAGTTAGACGGTACGCCTTTAAGGGGTTTGCCGTTCATCTTAGAGCCTTGGCAGAAGTTCATCATATACAACTTACTAGGTTTTTATCACAAAGGAACGATCATCAGACGCTATAAAGAAGCGTTTATTTTTTTGCCCAGAAAGAACGGAAAAGCGTTAAGTTTGGATACACCTATTATTACACCGTCTGGATGGACTACCATGGGGGAGCTGAGTGTCGGCGATTATGTTTATGGTAAGAATGGAAAACCCACTAAGGTAACGTACACATCTGAGATATTTAAAGATCATGATTGTTATGAAGTGACGTTTGAAGATGGTGAAAAGATCATTGCTGATGCTGGACACATATGGCAGGTAATGACCAAGGATAGTAGACGTACGTCCAAAAGAAGTGTGAAACATTACAATAAGGCGAAAATGGAGTATAGGGAAAATAACGGTTACTTTAACACCACCACAGAAGAAATGACGAAGGATTTTGTTCGCCTTAGAAAAGATGGAAAAGGTAAGGAGTATAAATACCGAGTACCTATGAATGATCCTGTAGAGTTTGAGGAAAAGGATTTATTAATCAACCCCTATGCGTTGGGAGCGTGGTTAGGAGATGGGGATTCGTCTGGATCACAAATCACATTATCCCCTGAAGATGATGAATTATTAACCCATCTCATGCGTGCTGGAATAAATGTGAGGGTTCGTGAGGATGAGAGAAACGGGAATCTTAGAGCTTACCTAACTAACCCTAAGCGTGAAACTCACTGTAAAAGAGGACATTTGAAAAGTGAGAATGCGGGGTCGATGGAAAAGTGCCTTGCTTGTGCTAGAGAACTTGATAAAGCAAAGCGTCGCAACTTAGACATTTCGGACTGGGATCCGGAATTTCTCACTGTAGTCGAACAACTCAGAGAGTTAGGGGTTATTAATAATAAGCATATCCCTGATGAGTATTTACAGTCTTCGGTAAAACAAAGAAGAGAATTACTAAAGGGATTGATGGATACCGATGGATATGTCGAAAAAAGAGGGCAGTGTGAATTTGTTCAAAAAAGCAAGAAGTTGATAGATGATTTTAGCTTATTACTCTCGTCTTTAGGAATAAAGCATACAGTGCGTGAAAAACAAGCTAAATGTAACGGAAAAGAAGCGGGTACAGTTTACTCGGTTCTTTTTTATGTTAGTAAAGAAAATAGTTGTTTCAAACTAAAACGCAAACATGAGCGATTAAAAGACCATCTAGCCCCAAGGATGGAAAATAAAAGTATTGTTGATATCAAAAAAATAGATACAGTACCTACTAAATGTATCGCTGTAGACAATGAAGATCATTTATTCTTAGCGGGCAAAAGGATGACTGTTACTCATAATACTCGATTCGTCGCCGCTCTCTCGTGGGCGTTGGCATTGCTCGAAAGTCGATCCGGTTCAACGATATACATCGTCGGAGCGGCCCTCAGACAAGCCAAGCAATCCTTTGACTTCATCCTTTACAATCTAAAGGAAATGGGTGAAGAGGATAACTTCAGGGTTTTAAACAACAACCAAGAAAGTAGTATAAGCGGTGATTTGGGAGATGGGTTTCTACACATCGAAGCATTGGCAGCCAATCCAGACAAACAGGATAGTCTGAACTGTAATATAGCGATAGCGGACGAGCTACACGCTTATAAAAAAGCCACTCAGTATAACGTCATCAAAGAAGCAATGAAAGCCTATACCAATAAACTTATGATCGGCATTACAACAGCGGGAGATAATCAAAATAGTTTTTGTTATAACCGATTGAAATATTGCCAAAAGATACTGGATCGCACCGTTAAGGATGAACAGTATTTTGTTTTCATCGCCAAAGCCGACGAGAATGAAAATGGTGATGTGGATTACACAAGCGCAGAAGAGCATGAAAAGGCTAATCCGAATTATGGAATTACAATTCGACCAGAAGACATTATGAATGACGCCTTACAAGCTCAGAACGATCCACAGCAACGCAAGGACTTCCTAGCTAAGTCTCTCAATAAATTCACCGCGGCAATGAACGCCTATTTCAACATAGATGAATTTAAAACATCTGACATTAAATACAACTGGACAATCGAACAGCTAGCCAAAATGAATATTGACTGGTATGGTGGCGCTGACTTGTCAAAGATGCATGACTTAACCGCTGCCGCATTATACGGCTCATACGGCGACGTGGATATAGCGATTACACACGCTTTCTTCCCTCGTGTGATGGCGCATATTAAGGCTGACGAGGATAATATCCCTCTCTTCGGATGGGAGGACGACGGATGGTTGACGATGAGCAATACACCCACAGTCAACTACGATGATGTGATTAAATGGTTTCTGAAGATGAAGCAAATGGGATTCCGTATAAAACAGGTTGGCTTTGACCGCAAGTTCGGTCAAGAGTTTTACATCGGAATGAAGAGGAAGGGTTTCTCCATCGTTGACGAACCGCAATACTTCCACAAGAAATCACAAGGTTTTAGGCGCATCGAAAAGAAAGTTAAAGATGGCCAGTTCTATTACTTACATTCAGAAGCGTTCGAGTATTGCGTTCAGAATGTAAGGGCCATCGAGAAAACCGATGATATGGTTCAATACGAAAAGGTTGAAGATAGCAGCAGGATCGATATATTCGATTGTGCTGTTTTTGGTGCAGTCAGAAAGATCGAGAATATGGAAAAATCATCATCCGCTAGTAAGTGGTTAGGAAAGGGGTGAGTAAATGAGACTATTCAACTTCCTAAAAAGAAAAAAGCAACCTGACATCAAATACACATCCTTTAGTTCTGCCTTTGATGCTTTTATAACGAGTGGTTACACGAGATTATCAGATAACCCCGATGTCCGTATAGCGGTCGATAAGATTGCGGATCTAGTTTCGAACATGACTATTCACCTGATGGAGAACACGGAAAAAGGCGATAAGCGAGTGAAGAATGAACTCTCTCGAAAAATAGACATCGAACCTTACCGCTATATGACACGCAAGGGATGGGTGTATAAGATTGTGCGAGATTTGCTTCTTTATGGTGATGGGAACTCAGTCGTTCATATTGGAGTGGATTCGCAGACGGGACTTATAAATGACCTAGCCCCTTTTCAAATGCCGCTAGTAAGCTATGAGGATGCGAATGAAGGTTACTTGATCAGTTACAACGGTGTGGTTTATAAACCAGATGAAGTGATTCACTTCACGATAAACCCTGATCCTAATCAACCTTATAGGGGGAGGGGATACCGCATTGAGTTGCGAGACATCGTTAAGAATCTCGATCAAGCAACGAAGACTAAAAATGGTTTTATGAGCGGCAAATACATGCCCTCACTCATTGTTAAGGTGGATGCGATGACCGCGGAGTTATCTAGTGAAGAAGGTAGGAAGGCTGTTTACAATAAGTATTTAGAGTCAAGTGAAGCAGGGAAACCTTGGATCATTCCTGCCGAACTGTTAGAGGTTCAACAAGTTAAACCACTCTCCCTAAAAGACATCGCCATACATGAGGGTGTTGAAATAGATAAAAGGACAATCGCTGGACTCTTGGGAGTACCAGCTTTTTTCTTAGGTGTAGGTGAGTTCGATAAAGAAGAATACAACAACTTCGTAAATACGCGTATATCGTCCATTGGGCAGATTATATCGCAAACATTAACGAGAGATTTGCTGCTCAATCCGAACTGGTATTTCCGGCTGAATCCGAGAAGCTTATACTCTTACGACCTTCAAGACATGGTGAGCGCAGGAACGCAAATGGTTGACCGTAACGCGATGCGCAGGAATGAACTAAGGGATTGGGTCGGCCTTGATCCTGACGAGGAAATGGAGGAACTTATCATACTCGAAAACTAC